AAGTGATAATACAAACATACCCGGCTCGGGAAGAGCAATAACCAAATGTTAACTTAAAACCAAAACCAATGACATTTTATTACCAGACTAGTTCGTGGAGTAGTCAACCACAAATAACACAAGAAACCATAGACCTTTGGAGGCACGTAGCTGATAAGTCAAATTGGCGTATTGTGCAATTACCAAATGGTTTTTATCAAACCGAACACCAAGATCAAAAAGAAAAAGATACTTGGCACGACACAACAAGACGTGAAACTTTAGAAGGAGCAGAACAAGCGATTGATTCATCAGTTGCTCATTATGCTAAAAAATTAGAGTTTATAAACGGACCAAAAGTCGTAAAAACCTTTAAATAAAATAAATTTAATCTAATCTAATCAAATTATGGACGGAATCGTCAAAAATCTTAGCTTTGGAAACGAAGCTAAATCAAAAGTGTTTAAAGGAATAGAACAACTCACAAAAGCTGTTAGCTCCACTCTTGGGGCTAATGGCAAATGTGTTATTATGGAAGACAATAACGGTAATCCAATAATAACAAAAGATGGAGTTACTGTTGCTAATTCTATAAT